CATACCTCTGAGATTGGTAACAGCTTTAGTAGTCGAGCCCTTACCCATGATAGCGGTCATTGCGGCAGTTGCTCCGGCTACTTCGTCAAATCCGATTCCGAGAGAGGAAGCGATAGGAACAACATCACCCAACTTAGAAGCTAATTCCGGCATAGAAGTTACACCGTCTTTTACTGCGGTGAAGAGCATATCAGAAGCCTGTGCCGCTGTTAGTCCTGTCTTGGCATAGTTGTTCACTACGGTTGATAGAACGCCTACAGAGTCATCTAGTGAAGCTACACCAGCCTTAGCGAGTTTAGTTGCATCCTTTACAAAGTCGAAAACATTCTCTTTCGGAACACCTGCAGAGAGGGCTTGATAGACTGCTGGAATTACATCTTCCGGAAGAACGCCCATCTCTTTAGAAAGGCTTTTTACATCTTCGATCATGGACTCTTTCATTTCTTCAGAAGCACCGGGAATCAAAGTAAAAACCTCGTTCATTTTGTCTTGGAAGGTTACAAAATCTTTGACAGCAGAAACAGAGAAAGCGGTAACAGCCGCAGTAGCCGCACCTAAAGCGATCCCGCCAGCTTTTGCCATAGCGGAAAAACCCTTGGACAGATTACTTTTTAATGAGTTTATCTGACCGTTGATTTTCGAGGTATCAAGTTTTGAATCAATGATTACGCTTCCGTCTGCCATACCAACTCCTACAAGCTATCCCAAAGGCTAGCTATTCCCATTTCTTTTATCGCGTAATGTCTCTTTAGCCGATTGATGCTATCCACATATTCCGCATTGTCTTTCGTTCTCTTCGGTGGTGTCATGCCCCGAATATTTATCACACTCTGTAGTTTCGTGTCCTCCGGTAAAGAGTCAAAGAGTGTCATAAACTTCCACCAATGCAAATCAACTTCGTTAAGGTCGATTTTGTACACTTGCATGAAAGCGGAATACACCCGACTTGAGTCCAATTCCCAATCAAACACCACTTCGCCAGAATCATCGTCAAAGTCTATCCCACGAGAAATATAGTAAGGAATATATGAAGCGAGGCGGGTAATCTTGTCCATATCCCTTACATAATTCCAAGTCGGAAAGAACATCGTTAAAGTCGTTATATCCTTTTCCGTCTGGTCTAGGTCATCATCTTCCAAAAGTCTAAAAAACCTTAGTGGTTGGCGGAAACTTGTGTTAATCGGAAAGTCTCCGTATTCTGTAGGGAGTTTGTCTATTAGTGGATTAAACCCCATATTGACGAGCCTTGTATTGCATACCTTCCGAGACTACGCCACTCAAGAGTACACAAAGGTCCATCAGATTGTAGATATCCTCATACATTACCCTCCAGAGTCGGTCAAAATCTCCAAGAATGAAGTTTACCATTATCTTAGCGGCTTCAAGTACATCTTCTACGTTTCCGGTTTCCTGCATTTTCGCCTGTGCTTGTTCGAAAACCACAAGGTTCTTCTGCGCTTCCTTGATGAAATTGTAATTAGATACTTCAATCTCATAGATTTTCCCAGAGATTTCCACTTCTTCGACTCTCTTTTCAAAATTCAATGTTTTCATACATTCCCCTTTAATTAATTAGTAAAAGTGAAGGGGGTTTTTACACCCCCATTAAGATTAAGCCATTATATCGCCAGATGCGAGAAGCTGAGCCAGATACTTCACAACTCTACCACGTGCGTCGAGTTCATACATGTTCAGATACTTACCAGCGGTAGCGGTTATGTTAGCCGCCGAAGTGTAGGCAATGACAGATACGAAACTATTAGCATTAGGTGCAGTTGTAGCACCGTTTTCAAGCCTATAACCGAGTGTGTTCCCTTCACCCGCAGTAGCCGTGAATTTAGTAGACTTAGAGACAGAGCCAGCCGCAACCGTAGCGGTCAAAGCAGGAGCAGTTCCAGCAGGGGTGAGAGTTCTAGGCCCGTTGAAATGAATCTCGAAACTGCCTTCCTGTTTCCCAGCAGGATCGCCACTAGGTGGAACGATGTTCGCTATAGTACAGAGCCCGGATTTCTGGTTTCCGTCTGCCAGAGAATAGCGAGCCTGAGTGTCTCTATTGCTTCCATACTTCTCGATCAAGTTCAAAACATAGTCCTGATAGGGTTCGCCAACGAATCTATCAAAGCCTACTGATATGGTTGTCTGTCCACCCGTAACCATTGATTCCCCGTTTCCTTCTCCGTCCATGTACTGAGCCTGATCAACCACCTCGTTAGGCGACGGGACTCGACTTTTTACACCTTTAGCGACTGCAATCCAATTAGGAGTGCCCCCGTAGTTGTTGTCAATTTCCAGTAATTCTTGATATCCAAGTGTTGCCTGTGCCATAATTTAATCCTCCATGTAATAATCTAAAGTAAATGATGAAATATATATTCGTTCATTCAACAGAGTTTTCTGTATGAAATGAGCAGAAGTAATAGTTTCCGACTTGATAAACTGAACGCCATTTTCAGTTTCAAATCCTTCGGGCAAATCTAAGACTTGTTCAGCGAGAAAGAGAAGTGCCACTGCCTCTTGAGCATCGACATTCCTAGCGTACAATGAGTAAGAGAAAACGCCTGCTCTGCTCTTATCCATATACCGGGTTTCCACGGATTGACCGGGATCGCTTCGTATCATCAAGCGTGTGGATTCATCATCATAGAATGAATCAACGTCAGTAATGACAATTCCGTTAGCCGTTAAGAAGTCCACAAGTTCGGTTATTATTCTCATGCAAAAGTCCTTTGAACCATCGAGAGCCAGTCCTTCTTATATCGTTTCTTCGCTTCCTCGAACCATCTGGAAGTTGCATTAGGATTAGCATCTTTTGAGAAGTTATAATCAACTCCGTAGTATTGAGCCTTAGCGTAAGGTGCATCCCAAACGACTTTTCCACTTCCTGGGTTGCTTCCCCTTACTCCCGAAGAAATAAGGTTACCTGTATCCATTGGACAGAAGTAATTTGAATCCTTCATTACTTGATTATCGAACGCAAATTGAACCTTGCCACCCATACGGTCAGCAAGTCTTTTCACGGTTCTTGAAGTATCGAAGTTCAATCTAATGTCCATTTTCTCTCCTAGGTGAGGTAAATCTCTAAGTGATGTAAAGCCCTTTCATCGGAAGCCTTAAACACTTCTCTAATCGTTAATTCCACTCCATCATACACTATTTTGTCAAGATTAGCAAAGACGGCAGTTTGTGGAAGAGAGTTCGTAGAATCCCAAATCATCAGATATTTATCGTTCTTTCCTTCGCCTAAATCGCTTAGAATAGTTTTGATCTTAGGCTCAAACCGAACATAAGACAGATTAGAAGTAGTAAATGTCTCGACCCCATACACATCCCTTCCTGTTACATGCTTTAGAGTTGCAGAATGGATAAGCAAATTCCTTGGTATTGGTTTACTCATACGTACTCCGCGATATAGCAATCTCGGTTCATAAGTCCCGTTTGAGCCATGAACATATCCGCTCTAGAACATAAGGTATTCTTCGATGACCCTTGTACCTTGCCGGTGTAACTAAACTTGCTGATGGTCACGTCAGCCATGCCAGAATCGTTGTATGTCTCTCCGTTCATCACATAGAATTCAACCTGCGAAGCCGTAGCCTTGTAGATTAGATTCCTCACCTGTACGGTGTAATCGGTTATATCAACTATGTTCCAATTCCCCTTAGCGTTGATATCATCGGAAGCTCGGATAATCAGTTTCGTGAGTTCCAAATCTGCCACATCTTGCCCGTGATAAATATCCCTATAATAAGGCATGTCAATAAAGCCTATCGAAACGGATACGGTTGGATCGGCTAGGAGTTGTTCCCATGTTAAATCATCGTAGTATGACATAAATATTCCTTATTTCTTCTTACGTTTCACAACAGGCTTTGAGAATGTAGGATACTTGTCAATGACTTCGTACTTTTCGTTGACTTCACCGTCAATCTTATAGCCATCTTTCAAGAGTTGCTTAACCCCAGCTTCGTCAAATCTGATTCGGCTTAGAGTATCTTTTGTCAATTTATATAGTTTCATTTTGTCTCCTTAAGACAGGGGGGATTGCTCCCCCCATTAAGATCAAGCAAATATGTCGCCAGCTACGAGAGTAACTTCCTTCACCTTGGTAACATGCCCAGTCGAATCGACTTCGAGCATAGTCAAGATGTTAGTAGATACAGCGCCAGCAATATCCGCACCGGACGTGTACACAGCACCCGAATAGATGTCGTTAAACTTCACAGCAGGGGAAACAGTCCCGAGAATATAACCGAGAGTAGTCCCATCGGAAGCGGTAGCAGTAAACTTAGTACCTGCGGCAGTTCCAGCGGCTACAGTTGCGGTCAGAGCAGGAGCGGCAATCGCGGTATAGGACAGATACATCGCATCGGTCTTGTTATCTGGGATAATCAAGGTATGGTAACGTCTGTACTGCACCTTAAAAGCATCTGCAAGATCGTTCTGCTCAGGAGTTCTCACGCGAAGCTTCTCAGCCTTGGTAATAGCGATAGTTGCCCGGTTAGCAGTGATGATCCAGTTGATCCCCATTGCAAGAGCAGATACCGTAAATCCACCAGTACCGAAAGTGTAAGCACTCTTAAAACGAGCGGTAGGGACCTTTATGATAGGAATTCCGTCAATGCTCTTAACCTTGGTGGTCAGATTACCGACTGTGAAATCCATCATAGAGAGAAACTTGGTCACTTCGTTGGAACGATCCAACACATCGGAAGCATCGTAAGATGCATAGATTGTAAGAGGTTCCATTTCGCCGATAACGCTCTGGATTCCCTTCAGGTCGCTTTTCAACTGACTGTAAGCTGTAGAGATTACAGGTACATAAGCACCGGTTCTCAAAACAGGATTCAACACAGTGAAAATCTTGCTAAACCGATAAGCGTCAATTTCAGGGATAACCTGTTCACGCTGGAATGTTGCAAGGGCTTCGCCGGCAGTAGCTACAAAATTACTCTCGTCAACATCCTGAGAGTCGAGAGAGAAAGTTTGTCCTCTGTCCTTATCAAACACGTGAGTTTCCCAAGCGAGAGTGATAGCACCGTCGGTAGGGAATCCGGTTGCACGATTGTAATCGCTCAAACCAGAGACGCTCATTTTAGGAATCTTCATTTCATTACCACCGGTGTATTTCACCAAGCGTTCGTTCAGTTCCATTTTCGCAGTTGTAGATTCCTGTACAATCTGCTGGTCTAATACGGTCTCGAAAATCTTTGCATAATCAATAGTATTCATTCAAATCCTCCAAAAACAAGGGAAGCACCCTTGCTGTATAAACTTTATCTTGTTTTATACGGCTCAAGTGCCTCACCCAGTTTTGGACGGTCTGGCAACCTCTCCCTGGAAACCCCAGGCGGTTACAAAGAGTGTATCACATTACTTGGAACTTTTCAACCCAAAGATATCGTTAAGAGTTGCTTTCATCTTTTCGGTATCATTGTCCGCTTCATTCTTAGGTTTCCCCCCAAAAGGCTCGCCGGTCAGTTTGAATGTCGGGAAGTCCTTGAGAGCGGAAGCCACCTTTTCAGAGATTGTTTCCCCTTCGTAGGTCATTGCCAGCTTGACGAGTTTATCAGAACGCTTTGGATCACAACCTGCTTTGATAGCCGTAAGTTCCGCCTTGGCTAGATCACGCTCTTGCTGGTCAGTAGTCCTCCCAGTCTTCTCAGCCTTGAGAGCATCTTCCATCTTCTGAGTAGCGGTCTTACTAGCTTCCTTCTCTTCCTTCCAAGACTTGATTTCTTCGGGAGTAATTCCGGCTTCCTCTAAGGCTTTAGTTTTTGCTTCCTTGGTCTTGCGTGCGATAATCCCGTTAAGGTCCTCTTCGCTGTAAGTCTTTTTTGGTTCTTCCTTACCCTCTACTTCTTTGACCTCTTTCTCTTCTTCCTTCGGTGGAATAGGTGGATTATCCCCCTTGTCCGCTTCGTAAAATATTCTTTCAACTTTCATTTATTTCCCTCCCGATATCTTAATGATTCCTGCACAATCTGCAATCCCTTGTTGAAAGGCATCCAAACCAAACTTCATCAAGTCTATTTTTATGTTATCCCAGTTTTCCCATTCGCCCTTTTCAATAATCCTATCAACCTCAATCTCAATCCCATTTGCAAGGCCTTCATTTACTTTCATGTTCTTTCCTTTGGTCTGTTAATGCGTACCCGATAAGCCCTAGAACTTTTGCAATACATATCCAGCGATTCGCACATTTTCATAAATCCTATCGAGTTTGTGGAATATTGCATCGCTATCACAGTTGACCTCTCCTTGTTTCTCAGAGGGTTCTTTTTCATCAATACCGAAAATTGTTAAGTCAATCTTCTTTGCAGAGTTCCCGGTGTCTACAGCCAGCTCCAATACCTCTTGGATTCTTTGCATAACCTTTTCAATAAATCTCATTTCGTTGCTTGGTACACATGTCTTCTCGTTCATTTTAGTTCTCCTTATACATTATAGATTCTTTCTCGGTTAGAACGCCTTGTTCTTCCGCTTGATTCCAAGAATGAGTTTAACCCATCTTGCCGATTTCGTAAAGTGTCCTTAGCATGGTTGATTGTTTTCTCATTCCCATCGGCCTGTGCTAGCTTCACCTCACGCTTGCTTTTTCTTATAGAAGTTTCGTACCTCCTTTGAGTCTGTGAATCTTCATATGCTTTTTCCGTATCGGGGTCTGGTTGGCTTCTTCTTGTAGATAGTCCCTCAATGAATGGATACATATTATGTCTACAGTTAATACCGAAAAGCCCAGCAGGTTCACCCATGCTAGTAGATGATAATGAAGGATAGTTCTTATTCTTACCGCTCCTTGAGTACACCTTACCTTGGTCATGTGAGCATAGTTCCCTTGCGTCTGAATGGCTAGACACTTCTACCAAATCAACATCATATTCATCACATCGAGTAAATTGTATTTCGGTAGTTATAGAACGAATATTTGTTCTCATCAACATATTGACATATGATTCGGTTGTCCACTGTCTGCCGGCCTTGTCAATGATGGAAGGTATGCCACTCTTTGCCCAGGTCATTATAGTTTCGGCTAGTGCTTGGTCGGGAGTCGATACACCTGCTAGGAGTTTGATAGCGGTCTTGTTCACGGTATCCACATAGACTTGCCCCGAATTCTTTAGAAGCGTCTGTAGCGTGTAATTAGTGCCTTCTCCTGCTTGTTTCTGGAAGGTCTCCAAGATTTTTCTAATAGAAGGGGAAGCGTTGGGAGGTAAAGCATCTTGAAGTAGTCCAACCTT